GTTAACCCACCAGATATAAATGGGTTAACCAATAATATGATATTACAGGGTACACCATTGAATGTCGCGACACAACTCTTAAATGGGATATATAACGCGATTACAAATAGTAACCCACTACCTAATTCACCACAAATTAAACCATATCCGTCACAAACATTTTTGGACTATATGGGTGGTGAACAACAGTCACAGGTATTCGAACAATTAAACTATAACGTATTTAGACCAGACTATACAAGAACATTGGTTAGGAGTGGTGACATACAACCACCAAAACCGAATCAATATTTAGGATCTATAACTACAGATCCTAGTGACATTCAAAGTCCTATTGAAGCTACACCTAGAAATGAATTTGGTCAACAAATTAAAGCTATAGTTTACGGCCCTTCTGAAGTTTACAAAGAATTTGATAATGTCGAGGGGAGAGCTTTGTGGAGATTCTATCGAATAGGTGCTTTAGGGTTACCAACGACAAACGGTGGAGAAATTGAGGGTGGTTTTAGTTGGGCTGGTAGTGCGTCGTTAGCTTCACCGAACTCATCACCCACCTTCGTTATTAATAGATCTAATAATTTACCATTAAAAAAAGGTTCGATATTAGCGGAAACTCAAAGTTTAATTGATTCCGCACCTAGATTCGGTTTATCCAGATTTAAACACGTTGGTAACGCGATAGACCAAGTATCTAAAGTTTTCAATGATGGTTATAGGACAATCTCTAAAGGTTCTAGGGTTACAGTTAGTGAACAAATTTTAGATGGTGTTATTGACGCTCAAGAATTTTGTAGAGCGTGGACTAAAGACGATCCTTATTTCAGATATTCTAATTTACAAAAGAGTAGAGGTAATCAATGGGGAAACCCTAATTCAGTATTAGACTCTACATATAATTTAAATATTACACCAACAAAAGGTAAATCAACGTCTTTAGGTCAAAATAATGTTAGAAAATATATGTTTTCCATTGAAAATTTAGCGTGGAGAGGTACCGATAAACAAGCTAATTTACCGTTGAGTGAAAAAGGACCTAACGGTGGTAGGATAATGTGGTTCCCACCATATGAAATTTCGGTTAGTGATACTAATTCAGCTACGTGGTCTGACACGACATTTTTAGGTAGACCTGAACCAATATACACGTACAATTACACACAAAGAATGGGTTCATTATCTTTTAAAATTATTGTTGATCACCCTTCCATTTTGAATCTTGTCGCACAAAACCAACTTAAAAGTTTAACATCAAGTCAAGCTGACCAATTATTAAATTCATTTTTTTCTGGGTGTAGACAGTTTGATATTAATGAATTAGCTGAAAGATATTCAAATATACCACTAAATGAATTAATAAGATTACAAAATGGTATAATTGAGGTGACTAATCAGTATGTTAATAACCCTGATGGTACCACTAGTGAATATAATAGTTCTAACATTAGTTTATTTGATACTGAAGGTGTTGTTAATGAAGATGAAGTTAATGATAACCAAACTCAAGTTAGATCTGTGACACCCGAAGAATTTCAAGGAATTAGGAGAGAAAAAATATTGGAAATATTGTTAAACGAACAGGATTATTTTGAATATATCGAAGAGAATAACCCGTTTATTTATCAATCCATAAAAGATAGCATTAAATTTTTCAACCCATCTTTCCATTCTATGACACCTGAAGGTTTAAACTCTAGATTGACATTTTTACAACAATGTCTTAGACCGGGTGAAACAATACCGACAGTAACCGAACAGGGGACATCAGTAATTGACGCTGACAATACAGCTTTTGGACCACCACCAGTTTGTGTTTTACGTATAGGTGATTTTTACCACACAAAAGTAATATTTGACTCTATTAACTTTAATTACGACCCATTGGTATTAGACATGAACCCCGAAGGTATTGGTGTACAACCAATGATTGTAACCGTACAAGCGAATTTCAAATTCATAGGTGGTCAAGGGTTGGAAGGACCTGTAAGTAAATTACAAAACGCGTTATCGTTTAATTATTTCGCGAATACTGAGATGTATGACGTTAGAAGTGAAGTTAGACCTAAAAATACACCAACAGTATCGACATCAGAAACTAACAGTAATACTGGTAATGATTTTTTTGATGTATCATCTACAGATAACGATACAGGAACCTCATCAGTTGATAACGGTGAAACTGATAGTGGTGGTGATATTACTGAATCAATTGAGGATTTGGCATAAAGTATAAAAAAATATGATATCAGGAATAACGTCTTATGGTAACCTATACAATAGATTTTTAGATTCAACTAAAAATTATTGTGATTTTACTTTGTTTGGTATTAAAAATCTATATTACTACCACAATCAAGGTGTGGTGGAGGAAACTTTTAGATATAAAAAATACGAGTTTGGTAATATTGTTGGAGATTCTATTAATTTATTAGGTTTTCCTAATGATGCGTTAGAAAGGATTGATAACATGTACACCTCGTTGAATTCTAAAATAGAGTCCGAAAATAGTGTATTACAAACATTATTACCACAACAAACAAATAAAGAAGATAGGTTGTATATAAAAAAATTACTAACGGATAGACTAAAAAGTAGTTGGTTAGAAATACGACAAAACGTCACTTTATTTCAAATTGATTTACGTGATAACCAATTATCTTTGAGTAAAGTTTCAGATAGGATAAATTTAGTTTCAAATTATTATGATGGTTTTATTAGTGGTACCGCCGCAAGTATAGTTGTACCTTTAGTTTTAGATTCTACGGGTACAACAAACGGAGTCACTGGATTAACACAGTCTGTTGGTTTGTTGAACGATAAAATTGATACATATATTACGACATTAAAAACAAATATAAATCTTAGGTATGACACTGTGTTGGAAAATTATGAAGAATATTTTTTCTTTTTTCATAAACTATTGAATTATAATGTACTACTTAAATTAGATCCTTTTGTTAATCAAAAAAACGCTAAACAACTTTTGGAATTTAAAACCGATAAACTGTTTGTCGAACTTTTAGATTCAACAAATGTGAATATTGGGTATAAACATACGAACAATTGGTCTTATGTTAAATCTGAATATGAAAGGAACATATTTTCAATCCTTAAACCTATGTTTAACTATGACGTAAATAAGTTTTCTGAGTATAATTTATATGATAACACTTTAAATACAACTTTGGACGAAATTAAAGGTGAATTACCTACAGAACAATTATTTAGTATTAACTTTACTGAAAGTCCCACTAACGTATCATTAGTTAGCCAGTTCTTTAAAAATACAATTGTAGGATCTAATAACGATAGTTATAATAATAAAGTCATTGAGAATATAACCATAAGTTAATATGTCATATTACAATAGATATAATGAATTTTTATTGGATGGTGAAAATAAAATAGTACCATTAATCGATATACCCACCAGAACTAGTGATAGATATGTGGTTTATAAAGTCGGTAAAAGTAGATTGGATAAGTTATCACAACAAATGTATGATACCCCATACTTTGGTTGGTTGATATTACAAGCTAATTCTGGTTATGGTACACAAGAGTGGGACATACCTGATGGATCAATTTTACGGGTACCATTTCCACTTTTTACAGCGTTACAGGACTATAAAGACGCGTTAGATAGGCATTTCTTATATTATGGCAGATAAAATACTAAATGAGAATGAAAATGTATATACACAATCTATCGGGAATAATATTTTACTAATAGACCCTAATAAAGTTGTTCGTAATGGTAAAGTTGAAGATAGATTAGTTAGACATGAAGATTTGGTTATGTACGCTAATCTTACTGCGGTACTAACCCCTCGTTCTAAATTAGTTTCAGGTCAAGGTCAATCCGACTCCGAGGTATCGATTGAATTGTTTGATGGTGAATTAAATTTCTTAAAACCCCAAAATAAAACATCTTTGGATAGTGATTGGACTGACGCTTTTACTGATACCAACATCAATAAAATTGAAAGGAATGAAACTGGTAATCAAAATGGTAAATTATTTAATAGAACCATAAAAAATACTAATGATTTTCAAGGTTTTGGTATTACGAGTATAAACATAAAATTAGGTGCGTCTTTTACACCACAAGTCACTATAAACTTTACTGATGTACGTGGAAAAACATTATTTGAACAAGGTGATGTTGCGACACCTTATACCGCTTTTTTCCACCTACCATATCCTACCTTTTATTTAACTATAAAGGGTTATTATGGTCAAGCGGTTAGATACCAACTATCGTTGTTAAAATTTAACGCGTCATTTGATTCATCGACTGGTGACTATACAATCACATGTCAATTTATAGGAAATCACATCGCTTTACTAAGGGATATTACCTTACAACAAGCTATGATAGCACCATATATGTATCCTAATGTAATTGAAAGTGACGATTCTAACAATAGTGGTAAAGATGGGTTAGGGTTTAAAACACTTAGAGAGGTTTATAACATATACAAGTCTAAAAAATTAATACCTGATGACTTCCCAGAAATAACAATATATGAACTTGTTGGTATAGTTAACAATTTTACAAAAGAATTGGAAGAAAATTTTGGTGATATAAATCTATCATTACTTGATGACCAATCTTTATTTCAAGACACGTTAACTAAATTTTATAATTCTGTCTTAGGGTCTAATGGTTGGTTAAATACGTATTTAGATATTACTAACTTAAAAACATTAACCTACACTGACGTTGATGGTAACCCAACACCATTTAACGTATATAGGGTATTAACCAATTTAGACAATAATGTTGAAATAATTGATGAAGTTTTAACATCAGTTGAAGATAAATTAGATACTAAAATATCAGATTTTAAACGGATTCTTAGTGAAAACCCCACTTTTGGTGATTTAATTACTGATGATATTTTTACCACAGCTGATAGTTACAGACTAAATAATTTAAAATCGTCTATTGATGACTTTAATAATTCATTTGGTAGTGAAACACCGAGTGGTTGGTATGTATTATTTGGTTTAAATAATTCTTTTGAGTCACAATTTAATAGGTTACAACAAAATTTTGAGAAAAAATACAAAGATGAACAAACAATTTTAACTGAAAGGTTGAATGAAGCGTTTGAGGAAACTTTAGGGTTTTTTCCGTCGATAAGGAATTTAACCGCTGTTGTTATGGCGGGTACAGACACTTATTTACGACTCTTAGATATTGTTCACGAAAAAGCTTATGATAGAAGATTTGACACACAAAGAGTGGACGCTGTATTAGGGTCAAATACCTACCCAGACACACCAAACGGTCAACGAGTTTGTTTCCCTTGGCCAAACTATTATGAAACTGACAACCAAAGTGGTGAAGTTTCTATCCAATACCCTGGTGCGTCCACTGTATTATCTAGAACTGGTGCGATAAACCCACAATTATGGCCTGAAGTTCAGTTTGTTGAAGAATATATTAAGACGGTGAATTTTAGATTCAACAAAACCGTTTCATTGTATGAAAATGAAGGTATTGTTTTGGATTTTATTCCAATCTCTGTCAGAGATTTTCCATTTATTGGTGATCCGTTTAACGTCACACTACCTTCCATCGATTTAATATGGGAAATTTACGAAAGATTTTTTGATTTTGTGACATTTGGTGGTTTTAAAAACTACACCACAGAAGGTAATACCCAAAATGTAAATAACTTAATTAATGAAATATCTGTAAACGAGTCTAAAAATTCGGAGAAAAGTGTGTTAGAGTCTAATCAACTATTAGAAACACTTAAAACTATTGGGGTTAATTACAACACATTTACCAATTACCTTAAAGAGAATTCATTTAACAGATATATAGAACACGTTAGTGGTAATTTTGTGACCGACTATATACTTAATAGGCCAATAGTTGGTAACAACATCCGAAACACCAATTACGGTCTATTTCCAAGTAATTTAATATTCAAAACTGATGTCCAAGGGTTAAATTCTGGGATATATGATGATTTGTTGAAATCAACTAACTTATCAGAAAATATTTACCCATTTAACTTAAGCAGTTACAACCAATACAAAAATAACTTATCTGATGGTGATAACATTACCGATAGTGACGCTTTTGGGTTATTTAACGTTGTTAAAATTAATGACCAAAGTAAAACATATAGTACCACAAATCGTAAGTATTTTTTCTCTAATTTAAATTGGGATAATAGTGGTACATTAAAAACTCTGACGGAGAACAATATAACCGATATAACAAGTTATTCTACATCTGAAGAATTTAATTCATTTTTTAATGATAAACGTTCTACATTAAGTGAACAAGACATAAATGAGGGATTACTAATCGGTAATGATGGATTACTTCAAGTATCATCAATGATGAATACACCATATTTCGCGAATACCATTCTTAAATCATATGAAAATTTAATTAATGGTATTGAAACACCATTCGCTGAATCTGCTTATTTATTTTTAAATTCATTACCCATATCCTCACTGAAGGAACGAATATTGAAATCAGGTGGTGACTATGGTCCTTACATCACACCACTATTAAAACAAGTTGTTTCACACCATAACGTACCTTATTCTTTTATTTTAAAGTTAGGTTCTATTTGGTGGAGATATAAAAAAGGTTTAAATAATGATGATACAATTTCACCATTGATTGGTAATTTAGGTGATGGTACTGAATACGATGATTACGTTGGTGTGTTCGGTAACGTGTCTGAAATAACAAACATTGGCTTAACGTTTGAGTACGATGGTGACACACAAAAAGACTTGGGATTATGGTTAAGACTGGTTGAAGCTACTCATTTTATTATTACTGGTAAAAATGTTATAAATGAAACTATAACCGGTGATTTAAACTCAGATTTACTTAATGGTTTCACATTAAATACTGAAATAAATGATAATTTAACTTTTAGTGCTGATAATAATGGGAATATTAGGTTTGTGACAACTTACTCTAATTCTACCGAAATCGGTGATAATGGGTTAGATGATTTCAATGGTGATTACTTTATATTGTATCCTTCGGGTGGTGAACTACCGAATACCGATTTAAAGTTTAAATATCAAAATGTAATTGACGAACCACAATTGTATGATGGAAGTTGTAGATTTTTATGGGCAGGATCACATTATGGTTATTTCAATCACAATGTGTTAGGTCTTATATTTTCAGACCCTAATTTTTATTTAAAGAGTCTGTATACAACATCTCCTGAACAGAATTCATGGAATTGGTTTTTTAATTCTGGTTCTACAAATAGGGTCGATGATTTATTGTCTGTTTTCCCTACCGAAGTTTTAGATGTTTTTGAAAGTGAGTTTATAAACTTTAGTGAACCTATAAACTCAAACACTACAATAGTTAACGGTCAGTATACCACATTTAAAGAATTATTTACTGATATTATGATTTTACCGTACACCTCAAGTAATAGTGGTGACACCAAAAATTTAAGACAGTATGATAGGTTTTTAGACAAGGTTGGTTTGTTCTTGAATCAAGAAGTTTTATACAAAAATGGGTCAGTTAATGATTTAGACACTGTTGTTTATGTGGGTGGTGAACCAGTGTCCACATATCAAATTTTGTTGTCGTTAATATATTACCATTCTAACGATAATGAAATTAAAAATAGGATAAATAACCAATTAAGAACATCATCAAACGATTCAATAGTGCTTGTGGATTTCACAGAAAATGGTGAGTTTACGACACCGACTACTGATGAATTCACAGTTAGGACAAGAATAAACACGTCAAATTATGTTATTAATGATAACGATATAACACCAACATCTTTGGTTAATGAATTTTTCCAAACAATAAATGTTGAACCTACCGAGGAAAATATAATCGTATACTCTAACATATTAAAAATATATTTCACCTACTTATCTTCGACACCTAATGGTAATTTACAAGACTTTTTAGTTCAAACATACAATCGTTATTATTTGTCGGATAGTAACAGTGAAACATTTAATAGTTTTATTACAGAGTTTACCAACAAATTAAACGAATTTGACCGTAGTAAACCAGCTCAAGAAGATTCAACTAACTTAGATAATAGACCTGAAGTTAAATCGGATTTATTAAAATTAGAGTTGTATCAGGTATTTAAGACAATGAATGATAAATGGATATCTGGTACCCAAGTTGGCGGTGAAGGTGTTAGAAATGGGTTACCGTACTATAATACGTTATTTGAAAGGTTTATGTTTTTGGATAGAGCTAATAGAGATATTGGTAATGACGCGGTTATAGATATATTTTATTTTCAAGGTCTAGGTACACCTGATACTGAGACACAGTCTGTTAAACAAACTGTAGCTGGTTTCATAAGTAATATGTGCGCGAAAAATTACTTCAATTTTATACCATTACCCGCTTACGTTAATTTTTACGCACAAACCAATAGTGGTAACATAGCAGCACAAGGTAATGGTATGTTTGGCACCTATAGACTTGTCGATAGTACTAAATCTAATCCAGTTTACCTGTGTCAATATGTTGGTGAACCGTCAAAAAATTTAGATATTCGAACAAAAGATTATGGTTACGTTAATGACGCGTCCAATTTGGGTGACTCAACAAATAACTCTTTAATTAATCCAAATAATGTTAGTGGTGAAGATATTGATAAAAATAATAAAGTGATGGCGTTCACTGTTGATATTGGGATACCGAATCAAAATATTTTTCAAAGTTTATCATTAGACCAAAGTGAATTTCAAAATACTTCGGAATCGTTTAAGATTACCGAAGATTTGGGTCAACAAGCGAGTGGTAGACCTGTCGCTGTTAATTCTCTTAATTTATTTAACTTGTATAAATCTAGAAGTTATAAAGTACAGGTAAATTGTATGGGTAACGCGATGATACAACCGACGACTTATTTTCAATTAAGGTACGTACCAATGTTCGCGGGGTCTTATATGGTTACAGAAGTTCAACATAATATAACACCAAATAACATGAAAACATCATTTGTGGGAACTAGAATACCTATAAGTAATTTCCCCAAAGTCAGAGATTTGGTTATGAGGTTGGATAGTTCTTTCTTAAAAAAATTGAGACCATCAGTAAATAAGGAAAATATTATTGAACAACCCGCATTAGATTATTGGGAATCTCTACCACAAGATGAAGAAATAACACCAACCACAACGCTTGGTGACATTATTTTCGGTAATCCAGTTAATTTAGAACTTGTGGCTTACCCAAGTTTTATATCTGGTTTACTGAACCCGAACAGATGGGAAGAAGTTAGAGTTAGAAGAGATGGTACAGAAAGAGTACACTACGCTGTAGACATAGCACCAAAACGTGAGTACAAAAACACAAACATCAATATTTTGAGTCCTATAGATGGTATCATAACAACAATTCTAGGTGGTTGTTCAGATACAGGTGATAGAGATATTAGAGCTAAATGTAATGGTGGTGCTGGTAACCATATTGTAATTGATAAAATACTTAGTAACCCAGGTGAAACATCATATGTTCCTAATGCTTTGGTTAAAGTCAGAGTTAGGTTGTTACACCTAAAAGAGGATAGTTTAATAAATAAAAATGTTAATAATCCGGTTAATAGAGGTGAAACAATAGGAATTATGGGTAATTCTGGAAATAGTACTGGTACACACTTACATTATGAAATTATATCTTACACATTAAATAATGAGTTAAAGGAAATTGAAAAGTATGAAAACCCTAATGACTTTATCACAATACAATAATATTTATAAAGAAAAGAATTATGGTTTCTAATGATTTAAAAAGTAAATTGGATGGTTTCTTAGGTAAGAACACCAGGTTAAGTGAAGTTAATACAAATTCAGAGTCACAAGAAGTTTGTGATTTAGATACTGGAATTTGTTATACTGTGAGAACAAGAGACGGTTTAATTGAAAGAACCGAAAATAAAGTGAAAGTCAATAGAACTGTTCACGTAGAATCACCTAACGGTAACGTAAAACAATTGTTAAATGGGTAAGTTGGAAAAATCTATTTTAGAGGAAATTAAACGATTTAAACAAATTAATCATAACTCTAACAATCTAAACGAACAAAGTGTTGGTGGGTTCGGTAATTTAGGTATGGGTAGTCATGTTAAACGTATTATGGGTGATATGTATGAACAGGAAGAAGAAACCGAGGATTTGGAAGTTGATGATGAGGAAATTACACCAGAAGAAACACCCGATGATACTGACTTGGAGGTAGGTGATGAGGAAATTACACCAGAAGAAACACCCGATGAAATTGAGTCTGAGGTAGATATTGATATGGGTGGTACCGAATCTGGGGGTAAAGAAATTGATGTTACAGATTTAGTTAAGTCACAAGAAAAAATTGAAGGTGAAATCACCACAACTAAAACCACTGTTGACGACACGAATGAAAAATTATCATCATTATTAGGCAAATTGGGTGATTTGGAAACTCAATTACTGAGTATGGATGAATTAGTAAAACAGATAGACACCTTAGATAAAAAAATAGAAAAATTTAGACCAAAAACTAGTGAGGAAAAAATGGAACTTAGAAAATATGATTCAGGTCCTTTTAATCAAACTCTTTCTGATTTTTGGGATGATAGTCAAGATAAATTTGAAAAGACTGGAAAAACTGATTATATTTTGACAAAATCTGATGTTGAAAATTTTAGTGACGCGGATATAAAACAAAGTTTTAACCCAGACTACGAAAAATAATTTAAGTCCTAAATTACTTCATAAATCACCCTACGGGGTGATTTTTTGTTTTTTAACTAATTGACTATCCCATAAAAATGATTACAATTATTAGTAAGTAAAAAAAACAAATTTAAATTTTATTATTATGAGTACATTAGACGCGGTTTTATCACAGTATGAAAAAAACAAACAAACAACAAGTACAACACCTAAATTGTCACAAGAAGAGAGATTGAAACAATATTTCAGTATCGCTCTACCAAAAGGTGTTAAATCAGCTGAAAGAAGAATTAGAATCCTACCCGCTAACGATGGTGGTTCACCATTCAGTGAAGCGTATTTCCACAATGTTCAAGTACAGGGTAAGTGGATGAAGTTATATGATCCAGGTAAAGATTCATCGGGTAAACCAACTGGTGAAAGAAGTCCGTTAAATGAAGTTGAGGAAGCTTTGAAATTAGCTGGAGATGAACAATCAAAAGAGTTGTCAAGACAATACAAATCGTCAAAATTTTACATTGTTAAAGTTATTGACCGTGACAATGAAGAAGATGGTGTTAAATTTTGGAGATTTAAACACAATTGGAAGGGTGATGGTATTTTCGATAAATTGATTCCAATTTGGAAAAACAAAGGTGATGTTTCAGACCCTAAAGAAGGGAGAGATTTGATTTTATCACTACAATCAGTACCACTTCCAGGTGGTCGTGGTGAATATACCACAGTTTCATCAATAATGTATGAAGACCCACAACCATTGAGTGATGATAAATCTAAAACTAAAGAATGGTTGTCGGACGAAAGAACTTGGTCCGATGTATACTCACAAAAACCAGTAGAATATTTGGAAGCTATTTCTAAAGGTGTCGAACCAGTTTGGGATAATGAACTTAAAAGGTACACTTATGATGATCCTTCAAACAAAACCAACTCAACTGTTGATATGAGTCGTAAACCAGTACCTACGGTACAATACGAAGATCCTCAAGAGGATGATGAACCAGACGACGATTTACCTTTCTAATTAAATTAAATATTAATTTCTGACCCACCACATGGTGGGTCATTTTAACTACACAATTATGGCTCTTAAAAAAAGAAGTTTTGAAGACATTAAAAATAAATATTCTAAAAAAGCTAAGTTTAAATCAGATCGTTTTTTCGATTTGGGAGAAGCTTTTTTGGATGCTACCGGAGTACCTGGTCCAGCTATGGGTCATATTAATATGTTTCTTGGACATAGTGATACCGGAAAAACTACAGCTTTGGTAAAAACCGCAGCTGACGCTCAAAAGAAAAATATATTACCAGTCATCATTATAACTGAACAGAAATGGGATTTTAAACATGCTAGAATGTTAGGTTTGGAATGTCAAGAAATCTTGGATGAAGAAACTGGTGAAGTGGATTGGGATGGTTTTTTCTTGTTTAATAACAACTTCGAATACATTGAACAAATTACCGACTACATTAATTCCCTTTTGGATGCTCAAGAAAAAGGTGAAATCGAATATGATTTATTGTTTATGTGGGACTCGGTAGGTTCTATACCCTGTAAAATGACATTTGAAGGTAAAGGTGGTAAACAACATAACGCCGCTGTTTTAGCTGATAAAATTGGTATGGGAATTAACCAAAGAATCGGTAAATCTAGACGAGATGATTATAAGTTTACAAATACCTTAGTTGTTGTAAATCAACCATGGGTGGAGTTACCAGATAATCCTTTTGGCCAACCTAAAATCAAAGCGAAAGGTGGTGAAGCGTTGTGGTTAAATTCCACACTTGTTTTTAGATTTGGTAATCAAAAAAATGCTGGAACAACAAGTATAGCTGCTGTTAAAGATAAGAGGAAAGTTAAATTCGCGGTCAGGACTAAAGTTACCATCATGAAAAACCACGTCAACGGACTTGGTTATGAAGATGGTAAAATATTGGTAACACCTCACGGGTTTTTAACTGGTAAAGACGCGGCTGAAGAAAAAACATCTATTGAACAGTACAAAAAAGATTATTCTGATTTTTGGGGTGATCAATTAGGTGTTGGTGGTGACTTTGTATTGGAAGAAACCACAGAAGACTAACTATTGTCAAACAATCAAAAAAACTGTCTCGTGACAAAAACCTTATTAATTGATGGGAATTCATTATTGAAATATGGATTTCATGGGTTAAAGTACCTAAAAACTTCGGATAAATTAGCGGCTGTTTATTTCTTCCTTAATACTATTAGAAAATACATTAGTGAAGAAGGGTACAATAAGGTTTTTGTCGCTTGGGATGGTATCAAAAATTACGAGTATAGACGAAATATATACTCACAATACAAAATACAACGAAAACAAAATAATTTAAGTGAAGAGGAATTATTTTCGTTAAATTCACAAAGATTAAGAATCAAACAGTACTTAGAAGAAGTTTACGTTAGACAGTATGAGTTTGAAGGGTATGAAGCGGATGATTGTATCGCGTACTACTGTAATAACACAACAGAAAACGTTACAATAATCACAAACGATAGGGATTTGGTTCAATTGGTCAGACCTAACGTATCGATTAAATTTTTAAACCCCCCACAAGTGTTCACCCATAATGACAAAGTGAAATATCAAGGGGTCGACATACCAATACAAAACATAAAACTAATCAAAATACTTTGTGGTGATTCTTCTGATAATATATCTGGTGTGAAAGGTTTGGGAGTTAAAACTTTAATTAAACATTTCCCAAATATATTATCAAAAACCTTGTCATTAGATAGTGTACTAACTGAAACTATTAACATATTGGAAGATAACCCTAAAAATTTTAGACTTAAAAATTTAGTTGAGGGTGTCACAAAGGATGGGGTGTTAGGATCTAATTTTTTAGATAGGAATATCAAATTAGTTGATTTGAGTTCTGTCAGTTACCCACCTAAGTTTGAGGTGGAAATGAACCAAATTATGACAGATACCTTAGATCCTGAAGGTAGATCATATAAAAACCTATTGAAAATGATGATAAAAGATAATCTTTTTGAATTTATTGGAAAATCCGATAATTCATTCTTAAATTTTGTACAACCTTTTATTTTATTAACTAGAGTAGAAAAAAACAAATTCAAAAAAAAATAACCATGGAAAGAAAAGAAAACCAAAAATTCGAGTTCATTTTAAAACTCAACGAAAACATTGTTTGTCAACGTTATTTTAGTGTTAAAAATTACGTAAATGACAGTGAAAATTCTTTAGATTTATATGATTCTGTGACATACATATGTGACGACATTAAAGATAATTTAAAGTCAAATACGATTAGTGTTTTGAGTGAACATCACAATGACGAGATAAATAATTTAGGTGAAAATGAAGAGAATTTTACGATAACTGTCAAGAAAGAAAATCATAATATAATCGAGAGAACCTTCCCTGCAAATGTGTATCCCCCAAGAGTTAGATATTCTGTGGACATTAGGCCAAAAATTTCACGATATCTAAGAGAAATTACTGACATTTTGTCAGATAAAAATAATGATAAGAAGTATCTAAATTACGAACTTTAATAATAACCGATACGTATTTATAATATAAATTCATATATGACTGGGACTGAAAATTTTGGATATTTAGGTTACAATTTTCAATTAAAACTAAT